GCAAGAACCGTTCGCATCATTGGCGAGGACGGCGAAGCTACGATGATAAAAATTAACGAAATATTTCAAAAGAACGGTGAAGAAGTAATTCATAACCTAGGGCTTGGAAAATATGACGTCACGGTCGCAACGGGCCCAAGCTATGCATCCAAGCGTCAAGAGGCTGTGGCATCGATGTTAGACATGACGAAAGCCTATCCAAAGGTCGCTGAAGTGGCCTCTGACTTGATGGTTCGAAATATGGACTGGCCAGGCGCTCAGGAAATTGCAGAGCGTCTCAAGAAAACTTTGCCTCCAGGGATTGCCGAGGAAAAAGAAGGCGATAAAAAGCCCATTCCTCCAGAGATTCAAAATCAAATGCAGCAGATGAGTCAGCTCATTGAGCAGCTCACTGGGAAATTAAACGAAGCCACCGATGAGCGCGATAGAAAAATGATCGAGATTGAGTCTCGCGAGCGCATTGAAATGGCGAAGCTTGAAACTCAGGCGACCATAGAGCTTGCAAAACTTCAGTCCGGCGAAGCCCTTAAGCTTTTGCATCATCAAATCAGTGAGCTAGATGCGAGAACGCAAATGCTCAGAATGAATCAACCAATTGAAACCGAACAAGTTCAAGAAAACCCAGACGCTGGCCAAGATATGGCTATGGCGCCTGACCAACAACAACAACTTACCGGCGAGCCATCACCGGGTGAATTCATGGGAGTTTAACCATGTCAATAAAAGTAACGTCGACCTCGGAGAGTGCGCCTGCACCGATTGAAAAAGTGGAAGCCGCACCAAAATCCGTGGAAGCAAAGCCCGCGTCTGCTGAAAAAGCAGATGAAATCATTGAAGCCTCGGAAGCTTTAGAACCTGAAGAAGAATCAAGCGATGACGTTGATTCGGATGAAGAAGAATCTCAGTCAAAAGATGTGGAACCCAAAAAACGAAGCGGCTTTAAAAGACGCATTGATAAGTTGACCTCTAAACTTTCTCAAAAAGATCAAGAGATAGAATTCTTAAGGGCTGAGGTTACTAAATCTCAGAAACCAAAAGACGAAGCTCCAGCTCCGATCGCGAAAGTAAATGTCGAGGGAAAACCACGCTCAGATGATTTTGATACTCATGAGAATTTCGTTGAGGCTCTGACAGACTGGAAAATGGAACAAGGGGAAAAGGTTAAGGCTGAGAAGCTTCGTCAGGAGCAGGTGAAAGCCGACTTTCACACTCAGATGACCGCACACCTTGGGCGATTGGACGTTTTCAAAAAGAGCGTTGATGATTTTGATGAGACGATTGAGGACATGGGCGATATGCAATTATCGTTTGTGATTCAAGACATGATTTTAACTTCCGAAAACGGACCCGAATTGATGTATGAGCTGGCCAAGGACAAGAAAGAGTTTGAGAGAATCAATGCTCTTCCTGCACTTGCCGCTGCCAGAGAACTCGGAAAGCTTGAGGCAAGACTTCAAAAGCAAGCCGACTCTTCAGAGCTAGAACCTAAAATTGTAAAGACAACCAAGGCGCCTGCACCAATTCGAACAGTCGGCGGGAACTCGACCGGGGGTGGGAAGAAATCCATCTTTGACCCGAACATTCCACAGGCTGAATACGAAAAATTGAGGCGGCAACAATCAAGCGAAAGAACATAGGGTTTTTTCGTCGACTAAACATGTTCATTTGCCTCACAAGGCATGGAGTTTAAAAAATGGGAAACACGCTTTTAACAGATGCAATTATCGTCAAAGAATCTTTGATGGAACTAAAAAATCAACTTGGCTTTACTAAAGGTGTGAACCGTCAATATGACGATAAGTTCGCAGTTGAGGGCGCCAAGGTTGGCGACACCATCAACATTCGTAAACCTTCCAGATACGAGGTCACTACTGGAGCAACTTACGTTGCTCAAGGCTCTGAGGATCAATCTGTCTCTTTAGTCCTAAACACTCAGCAACACATCGGCATGGCTTTTTCCAGTAAAGACCTGACTTTGTCAGTGGACGCTTTTAAAGAGCGTTATGTAAAGCCCGCGGTTACAGCTTTGGCGAACAAAGTGGACTACACAGGTCTTGCTCTTTACAAGTTAGTTAACACTGCCGTTGGAGTGCCAAGCGCCTCGGCTTTCCCTTCTTCTCTCAAAGGTTTTCTGCAAGCAAAGCAGAAACTCGCTGAGAATGGCGCACCTTTGGGAAAATTGACTGCACTTGTAAACCCAGCGACTGAAGCCTCTTTAGTCAACGGGCTTGTAGGACTTTTCCAATCGTCTGACAAAATTGCCGCTCAGTATGAGGATGGCACTATGGGCATCGCTGCTGGTTGCAATTTCAAGATGAGCCAGAACGTGAATGCTCACACTATTGGCGGGCAAGCAGGAACGCCGCTCGTGAAAACAACGGTCTCCACAGAAGGTCAAGCCACACTCGATATTAAAGGGTGGACTTCACAAACTTCAAACAAACTTCGGGCTGGTGACGTGTTCACAGTTAATGCCGTGTTTGCAGTAAACCCACAAACCAGACAGTCCACTGGAGCACTTCAGCAGTTTGTCGTTTTGGCGGATGCTGCCGATGTGTCTGGCGACACTGATGCAGTCAGCATTTATCCTCCGATCTACACTACGGGCCAATATCAAACTGTGAACCGCTTCCCGACCATAGAAGACGCAGTTCTAGTTTTCGGTGCAGCGGCAACTTACGCAAACGTTGTTTGCCCTCAGAACATGGTATTCCACAAGGATGCTTTCGTTCTTGGTTGTGCAGATTTGTTTCTGCCTAAAGGACTGCACATGGCAGCTCGTGCGTCTGATCCAGACTCTGGATTATCTTTGCGCCTGATTTCTGACTATGACGTCGCGAACGACAGAATGATGTCTCGCTTGGATATCTTGTACGGATGGAAATGCGTTTACCCAGAATTCGCATGTCGCGTTGTCGGACAACCTGCTTAATTAAAAACTAATAAAGCGGCCTGAATGGTCAGGCTGCTTCACAACTTAAAAAAAGGAATTTTAAAATGAATACAGCAACAGACACTCTTGAATTCAACTCACCAAAATCCGATGGCGGGATTACCATCGGGCAATCGGCCACTGATTTGGTGGGCTTTTATGCAGCTACTCCAATCGTGCAGCCCACAAGTGCTTCGCAAGCAGCCATTGTGAACTCTGCCGGCGGAACTGCATCGGCGACCACTGGCCTTCAGGCTCTAACGGGTTCCTACAACAGCACGCTGATTGCAAACTCACTTGCGACGGTTGTTGTGTTGGTAAATAAGCTGCGTGCCGATATGGTGGCGCTCGGTTTGATTAAGGGATCTTAGTCATGAAAATATTCGTAGCCATTCCCGTTTACGATGGAAAGCTCGGCATCGAATCTGTAAAGGGTTTGATGGCGGAGCAAGCTTTAGCAATCGGGCTTGGCTGCGAACTTGAGGTCCGTTTTCTGACTGGTAATGCTGGGATTGTTCAAGGACGAAACCAGCTTGCTTACGAGTTTATGGAATCAGACTTTGATCGGCTCGTGTTTCTTGATTCTGATGTGACGTTTGATCCAGGCTCTTTAATAAAACTGGCTCACATGCCCGTTGATTTTGTGGGCGGATGCTACAGACACAAGCGCACTGAAGAGTCCTATCCTGTGGTTTGGCAAAATAAAGCAGAGTTATGGGCCAATAAGTATGGCCTTTTAGAAGTTGATACCTTACCGACTGGATTCTTAGCACTTTCGAGAAAAGTATTTGAGACCATGCGTGAGAAATATCCAGAGCGGGCGAGTGTTCATTTTGGTGAGAAAAGTTTTTCATATTTTCAAATGCCCGTTCAAGGCGGCATTCTTTACGGAGAGGACTTCTTTTTCTGTAGGGAATGGCGAGCGCTTGGAGGACAAATCTTTCTAGATCCTGAAATCAATCTGACGCATTGGGGATTCAATCCCGTTCCACATGTTGGAAATATTGGCAAATGGCTAAAAAGCCAGCCCGCACCGGAGGCCGCGCCATGAAGTGGAGTAAATAATGGCTACAGCTGCCGACCTTATCAAAGGATCTTTGAGACTTCTCGGAGCAATCGCCACGGGTGAAACTCCTTCAGCTTCAGAGACCGCTGATGGGCTTTCCGCGCTCAATGACATGCTCGATAGTTGGAGCAACGAAGGGCTTGCGGTTTTTGCACGCGAGCGAGAAGTTTTCGCGCTCACGCCAAGCTTACAGGCCCACACTATGGGCACTTCAGGGACTTTCAACACCACACGGCCAAACGACATTGAAGAAGTGAAAATCTTGTCAGGCACTTTAGAAACGCACGTTGAGATTATTAATTTTGAGCAGTGGTCACAAGTTGGAATCAAGAGCACCGCAAGTGATATTCCAACACAAGTTTACATAGAGCGCGGCTTTCCATTATTGACCTTAAACTTCTGGCCGATTCCAAGTGTGGCAAATAGTGCCGTCATTTATTCCCGAAAATCACTGACAGCTTTTGCGCTTTCGAGCACCACGGTTTCACTCCCTCCCGGATATTCCGAGTCTCTAAAGTTTAACCTTGCAGTGAGGCTAGCTCCTGAGTTTGGAACGGCTGCCAGTGCTGAGGTCATAGCGTTTGCAATGGAAAGCAAAGACAACCTGAAGCGCGCGAACCTTCGTCCTCAATATCTAGATGGTAGTGAAATTTCCTGCATGGCCTCGGGCAATGGGAGTGCAACGTTTAACTTTTATTCTGGGGATTAAATGAACATGTTTGGTAAGGCCATAACCTTCGCCGCTTTGATTATGTCCATGTTCTTTCTTTTTCTATCTGTGAAAGAGAGTAATCTCTCATTGATTCTTGGATCAGGATTCTTTGCAATACTCTCTGGAATGTTTAACATTTATTTCACAGTGATGCATGCACGGGTGGATGAATGAAGTTCACTGGCTTCATAGGACCCGCCTACACTTTGAAGTCTGTGAGCGTGGACGCGCAGAGATGTATCAACCTTTATCCTGAGAAAATAGAATCTGGAAACGGCAAAGAAGGCTCGATTGCTTATCTAAAATCAACGCCCGGTTTAGAGCTGCTCCTCACAGTAGGTGCTGGTCCAATTAGACTCACGCATGTTGATTCAATCGGTCGAATACTCGTTGTGAGTGGGAATGCACTTTTCAGGGTAGCAAGACGCGCTGACTGGACTGTGAATTTCAGAATCTATGACTCAACGGGCTCGCTTACGGTCACTCAGTCCACTGGCGTAAACACGTCAACGAACGAACTTACTTTTGTAATTTCAGACAAATTCACTACGGGCCAGAAAGTTAGAGTCGCCTCCGACACAACTCTGCCAGCGGGATTGATCGCCGCTACAGATTATTGGGTGATCAAAATTTCTGCCACTTTAATAAAATTAGCATCAACGCTTTCAAATGCAAATGCAGGAACCGCAGTTGCTCTTGTCTCGACCGGGACAGGGATAATGACCGTGACTTCACAAGTCCCGCTGACTGGGGACATCACAGGACTTCTATTCGACGGAACATTCAACTTCACGAATGATACTTTCCAAAAAACTGCTCATGGCTGGTATGACGGGATGCTCGTCTATCCGTACACAGAGGGAACGCCGCTAGCCGCTGGCTTAACGGTCGGGACTCGATACTACGTCATTAGAGTTGACGCTAACTATTTTAAACTTGCGACTTCGCTTGCGAATGTTGTGGCCGGAACCGCCATTAATCTCACAGACGTGACGGGCGCTTGGGCTGCAACGAAAATGCGAACATTTGCTAGATTTTCAGCCGATGATCCAACCACAGCATTCCAGAGTGCTGATGTTCTTCTTCAAACAACGACAGGCACAATCAGAGCGGCTTCAATGAGTCTTTTAGGGACCGGATCAGACAGCACTACACTTTTGGTTGATAGCACAAATGACTATGCGGTTTATAATCTTGAAAGCTCACTTGGTTTGGCATTTGTCACTTACGGATCTGGCCTTTATCCCACAACGATTAAAGCGTCACACGTCACTTGGATTGATGGGTATTTCATTATCAACGAAAATGGCACGAACAGGTTTTGGGTTTCAGCACTTCAGTCATTAACAATTAATGGCTTGAGTTTCGCATCCTCTGAGGGAAGCCCTGATATTGTGATGGGCCTTATCGCCAATCAAAGATACCTTTGGGTGTTTAACGAGAAAACAACAGAGGTTTACGCTAACACTGGAAACGCTGATTTTCCTTTCGAGAGAGTCGGCGGCGGCTTTGTTGAAATGGGCTGCCTTGCTAAACACTCGATTGCTAAAATTGATAATACGGTTTTCTGGCTTGGAAGGTCCGAGGACGGGAGCGGGGCAGTTTACGCAGCCAAGGGCATCACTCCTGAAAGAATAAGCACGCACGCAATCGAGTATGCAATCAGCACTTATGCAAGCCCATCAAGTGCTACGTCTTACACTTATCATGATCAAGGGCATAACTTTTTTGTTCTGAATTTCACTGAAGCCACGTGGGTGTTTGATTTATCAACGGGCCTTTGGCACCAACGTGCCTACACGACAGGGGCAGGAGCACTGGAGCGGCAACGCGGCGAGGTTCACGCCTTTGACTCTGCAAGTGGGCTTCATCTTATTGGGGATCGAACGAGCGGAAAACTATATTTCTATAACAACAACTATTTCAAAGATGATACTGATTTGATCACAAGGCTTAGGGCTTCCCCTCATATCAGTAGCGGATTGAAGCGAGTGTTCTGCTCAAGCTTTCAGCTCGACATGGAAGTGGGCGTGGGCCTTGTCAGTGGTCAAGGTTCGGACCCAACGGTGATGCTAGATTTCAGTAACGATGGTGGGAACACGTGGAGCTCTGAAGCTTACGCCCTTGCCGATGCTGGCTCAGGTCAGATTGGTGACTTCAAAAAGCGCGTGATCTGGAGAAGACTCGGCTCGTTCAGGGATAGAATATTCAGAATTAAAATCACAGATCCAGTCAAAGTCACTTTGATCGGTGCTGAAATAAATGTGACCGAGGGACAAAGCTAATGCCTTTCCTTGGTGATTCATTCTCCCCACCTTTTAAAGATGTATTGGCCGGGCCAGACGGGTTTCTTGCTAGTTCTTGGGAGCGGTTTATTCGCTCGGCTTACGACAGGCTCCTGCCTTTGGGCGTGGAGAATAGTTTCCCTCTTAAAAACAATCAATCCGCTGCCGCTGACATTACTGATTTAAAGTTTTCAGCACGCGCGGTGAGTGCGGCTTTCATTGATTTTCTTATTCAGCGAACGACCACGGGCAGTGGCGCCGTGCAGTTGACCGCCGCTGGCACTATCGCTGCCGTGTATAGACCAAACTCAGCAGCCTGGGTGCTTCACGCTATCGGCACCGCTGGGCCAAGTACGTCCGGAATAACGTTCTCGATTACAGCCGCAGGACAAGTTCAGTACACGTCCACGAATGAGGGCGGGACCGCACAGATATCAAAAATATGTTGGAGAGATCGAACGCTCGCCGGGAAAAATAAACTTTACTCCAGCTTGGCGGTGAAATGATGGATGTGCAGACTGACCGCGAAGATTTTAAGAAAGCCATCGCTGAGCTCGGATTTACTGAGCTGCAAATTCGAGCAATTTCAGAAAACACGGCTGACATGACCGATCTTCCGGACGGCGGATACAAAATAATCATTGGCAATTCCCAGATCGAAGGAAAGGGAGTTTTCACAACCGCTGACATCGAGGCCGGCGAACTAATCGCGCCCACTCGAATCGGAAACAAACGAACGATTGTCGGACGATATGCGAATCATTCTCCCACACCAAACGCAGTCATGAAGTTAGGCAAGGGTCTGGACGTGAATCTTATTGCGCTCAGGAAAATAAGTGGCGAAGAAATCACAGTAAATTATCGGGACGTGGTCGCTCTAAATCGAGAGATCTGTGGAACTGATACCCTCTCGGTGCTTGAATCATCCTATTCACTGGCTCAACGCAAAAACGAAATGCGTAAGATGATAGCGGATCTTGAGGAAACGCTTTTAAAACTTCCCCAGTTGGAAGTTCCAATCAAAGAGTATTTCTCAAATAATGTCTACGCCAGAGAAATGATTGTCCCAAAGGGATCGATCGTCGTCGGAAAAATCCATAGATTTCAGAATCTGAATATCTTAAGTGCCGGCGAAGTCACAGTGTTTTCGATCGATGGAAAAATGCGAGTGAAAGCTCCGTTCACGTTCGTTGCAAGCGAGGGATCGAAGCGAGTGTTTTATATGCACGAAGATTCAGTATGGACCACGATATTAGGAACCGACGAGAAAGACTGGAAAGACATCGAGAAAATCTTCATCGCGAAAGACTACGCGGAAATCGATGCCAGGTTAGAGAAACTTGAAACCGAAACTAAAGGAGAAATATGTCAGCCATAGCAGCAATAGTTGGGGGCGGTGCCATTTTGTTTGGCGCTGGACTGCAGTATTTTGGATCTAAAGAAGCTTCTGAAACACAAGCGAACGCGGCTCGTGAAGCCTCAAACACTCAACTCCAAATGTATAATCAGACGCGTGCAGATCAAGAGCCTTGGCGACGAGAGGGTCAGACGGCCCTTCAATCTATCCATGACGGTATGACCTCCGGCGATCTCAATCGCTCGTTCGGTATGGCCGACTTTAATAAAGATCCGGGATATCAGTTTCGAATGGCTGAAGGGCAAAGGGCTCTTGAGGGCTCAGCCTCTGCGCGCGGATCTTTAAACTCTGGAGGCACGCTCAAGGCTCTCACTAGATACGGGCAAGACATGGGCGCTCAAGAATATCAAAGTGCTTACAATAGATTCAACAATGATCAGACGAACCGATTCAATCGACTTTCTTCCATCGCCGGCATTGGCCAGAACGCTAACTCTCAACTTGCACAAGCGGGCCAGAATGCTGGGAATAATATTTCCCAAAATCAAATGGCTGCTGGGAATGCTCAGTCGGCTGGTCAAATGGGCCAAGCAAATGCGATCAACAACGGGATTAGTAATGGCGTTAATCAATGGCAGAACTATCAAATGATGAACCGAATGTTCCCTACAACGCCTAAAACAGGAGCTTAAATGTTAAACCCAAATATTATTCTGCAAGGGCGCGGAGTGGAAATAAATAACCCAATGGACGTTGCGGTGAAGGGCATGCAGCTCAAACAACTTTCTCAACAAAGTCAGTTAGCCGATAGAGCATTGCAAGACGACCAAACAATGAGAGATGCCTATAGTAAAAACATCACCAAGGGTGCGGACGGGAAAATGTCCCTCAATCGTCAAGGTATGATGACGTCACTTGGCCCTAAGCAAGCTTTTGATTTTCAAAAGTTGATGCAAGGTCAAGACCTAGAGAAAATGGCCGCCGATACGAAAATATCCGGGCAGCTTGCTTTTTCTGTACAAGATGAGCCGACATATTTCCAAGCCAGAGCTAAGGCGCTTGAGATTGGGCTTCCCAATGCTGATAAACTTCCAGAGCAATATTCTCCGATGATAGTTCAACGATGGCAAATGGGAACGATGAGCGGTCAAG